GTGCAGCCCTACCAGTGCGTGGTCTCGCTGGGTCTGGAGAAGGTGACGGGCGGCAAGGCGAACTACAGCCGTGTCGTGCCGAAGTTCGTCAGCCCGGCCCCCGCCGAGATGGTCGAGGCCTTCCGGAGCTACTTCGTCGAGGTGTCGCCGAAGCTCCGTGGCTCTCTCGAAAAGTACGTGGGCAAGGCTTCGACCGACGCGGTTCCTTTCTGATTGATAGTACGGACTCGTTTTCTTCTGCCCGGCCGGTGTGGGACTGTCTCCACCGGCCGGGCATTTCTCACCATTCATCACGCCAAGGAGGGCTCCAGTGGATTACCGCGCAGATCAAGTGTTTCAGGCGGCGGCATCGGTCGCACGCAAGGGTTGGAAGGTCGTCCGACTTTACGGGGTCCGCGACAACGCGACTTGCACCTGTCACAAGGGCAAGGACTGCCCAACTCCGGGGAAGCATCCGGCCGGTGGAGCGGATTGGCCCTCGCGAGCCACCGATGACGAAAACGAAATCGGCGAATGGTTTCATGACGGCGACGACAACGAGAATATGCGTGTCAACGTCGGCGTGAGGCTGGGAAAGGCCAGCGGAATCGTGGACGTTGAGATCGACGGCCCGGAGGCCGAAGCCACTCTCAAGAAGTACGGTCTCGACACGATCGAGACTCCGACCTATCGGGCATCGCGAGGTTGCCACAGGATTTTCCGGTACGAAGACGATCTGCCTGACGTGGGCGTCGTGAAGGTCGACCAGCTAGAGGTGAGACTTGGCGGCGGCGGCAAAGCCGCGCAGAGCGTCATGCCGTCGTCGTGGCACAGGACGGGCATCCAGTATCTGTGGCTCCCATGCCTGTCGCCAGATGACGTCGAGCCTGCCCCGCTTCCGCCGGAGTTCAAGGCGGCAGTGAAGGCAAACTCGAAGAAGGGCGGCTCCGGTGCGATCTGTCAGGCGATCGACGTCGTTCGAGATGATCGTCAAGTGACAGCCGGTGGGCGGCATGGGTTCCTCGTGGGATACGCATCGCGTCTGGCTCGCACGATCAAGGACTTCACCGACGCCGACCGACGGGAACTGACCAACATCCTGTCGGCCTGCAACCAGCGATTCTGCTCGCCAGCTAAGAGCGAGGACGAGGTCGAGCGGATCGCAAGCGACCAGTTCAACCACTATCGCGACCGGGCCGTCGAGAGGAGGGCTGGCAGGCTGTTCGAGCGATTCGGTCTCAGGTGGGACGCCGACACGAGAGAGTACGAGTCTGGAGACTGGAAGGTGACGGTCGTCCACTCCGATCCGATCGAGTATCGGCTCAGGTTCCCTTTCGAGGGAAGGACGATCTCTGCCTCTCTCGACGCACGGCAGTTCCCAGAGTCGAAGGACGTTGCTGCGGCGGTGCTGGCGGCGTCGGGGAAAGTGAATTTGAGAGACCCCCACAACTCTAGGTGGCACGAAATCTGGGTCGGATACACCATCCACAACGACGACGGAGACAGGGACGTTCGGGGGCTCATGAGCAAGCTTCTCGAAGAGGCCGACGACGAGTGGCCGTCGGTGGACGCCTGCTCGTGGAGCCAGCACGCTGCCTTCCTGATTGCCTATCTGAGGCCTTTCTCGCGGTCTGACGACGACGAGGACGTCCTGCCCTGCCCTGACGGAACCCCTAAATGGATCAAGGGCGAGGACGGCGTCTGGTGCCTCTACTTCAAATGGAACGAGTTGTGCGCTGCCGCGTGGCGATCGGCGAAGGCTGGCATCCCGACCCTCAAGGAGAAGACCAAGCTCAAGAGGCACATCCTCCACGAGGCTGGTCTCGAAGACTTTATTGACAAGAAGTTCACAGTGAATGCGAAACCCGGTCGCTGGATCGTCTGGACTGATCAGCACATGGCCGCGCTCGATCGCCTGACCGGCGCGTAGGAATGTGCGCTCTCCCTATAGGGCAGTTTTTTTAAACAACTTCTGTCAGACCAGATTCCTACATTCCTAGAAAATGCTGAAACCGAAAGTCTTACAGGCAAAGAATTTAAGTTGCCCTATAGAGGGAATCTACTAAAAGCGTGATCAGGTTCATCAGATTCCAAAAACAAGGAGATGGGCAATATGCGAAGGGTGGAGAGGCATCAGGGCGGTCCCGGCACAGGAAAGACACGTCTTATTCTCGATCGTTTGAGCGAGACTAAAGTCGAGTTTGGATTGAGCGTCCACGAGATCGGTCTCTGCACGTTCACTCGCGCGGGTCGTCAGGAACTTTCGGAGCGAGCGGCGGCGGAGTGGGGCTGCGATCCGGAGACACTGACCAAGCACGGCTGGTTCCGCACCGCCCATTCTGTCGCCCACCGTCAGTGCGGGATTGAGGACGGTCAGTTGCTTGAGGGCAGCGAGGGTGCTGAGTGGATCGGCAATGCCGTAGGAGGCAAGGTGGCGACCCGGTTCGACCCTCGCAGCCGGGAGATCAGCTTCGTCTCCGGCGACGGCGACGACGGCCTTACTCTTGGCCTGAAGGCTTGGGACTTGGCGAGAGCCAACATGACAAGCCTGAAGAGCGTCCTGCGACGTTGGGCTGTCGCTGGCGAGCGTGTGCCGGAAGAGTCTGGCGTCCGCCGACACGTCGAGCGTTACGAGCAGGCAAAGCGGCGAGAGGGCCGTGCGGACTACACCGACATAATCGCGAGGTTTGCAGGGATCAAGTTCGAGATTGATGGGCCGCAGCAAATCGATCCAGAGGGTGAAGTTCCTGCCAGCATTCGAGCCTTGGCAATCGACGAGGCCCAAGACTCGTCTGTCTTGGTCGATCGAGTCTGTCGTCGGCTGGCTGAGAGTCCGTTCATCGAGCGAGTCTTTCTGAGCGGAGACGCCTACCAGTCGATCTACTCGTTCAATGGCAGCGACTACCGGCTATTCCTGAACTGGGATGCCGAGGAGTTCGTGATGCCCCGGTCTTACCGATGCCCACCGGCAGTGATGGAGCTTGGAGAACGCTGCATTCGCAAGATGCGTCACGGCTATCGGGATCGCCACATCCAGCCAGCGTCACACTCCGGCCACGTCCGAAGGGCGGGCTCTCCGGAACAAGCGATCGCAGCAATCAGGCCAGATGAGTCTGTCCTGATCCTTGGCCGGTGCGGATTCGCTCTCCACGAGTACGAGGATATCCTCCGCAGTCGTGGCATCCCGTACACATGGATAGATCGCGTCGGCAGTGCGGCTGAAATGTCTGGATATGCGTGCCTTTGGGGTCTTCAGCATGGAAAGGTCGTCCACCACGACGACTGGGCGAACGCTATCTCGATGATTCAGGTCGCCGACAAGGAGGTCGGTCAGTTGCTAGTTCGAGGCGAGAAACAGGCTTGGAAGAAGGGGCTTCGATCTCAGGTCGATATCATCCGGCCGGTCGATGAGGACTTCGCTCTCGCGGGAGCCACGGAGACATTTGCCCAGATCGTCCGCGAGGGTCGCTGGCCCGCGTTCCTCGACAAGTCTCACGCCAAGAAGGCGGCGAACTGGATCGAGGCGGCGAAGAAGTTCGGACCTGAAACGGCGTGCAACCCGAAGGTTAGGCTCTCGACGATTCACGGTGCCAAGGGCTGCGAGGGCGACACGGTCATCCTGTCGACGATCTCCAGCCCCGCCGTGGAGCGTGGCAGGCAGGCGATCGACGAGCTTCACGACGAAGAGTGTCGAGTGAACTACGTGGCCGTGACTCGCGCCCGCAGAGACCTGTGGATCGTCAACGACGGCGACAAGTACGCGATCGAGATACCAGCATGAATTTTCTTTTCGACATCTCGCCGGTCGAGGACAACGACGGCAAAAAGAAGAAGCATCCTCGAAAGAAGGCCTCCCCAAGCCCTAGGCCGGTTCTTCGCAGTGATCCTGCGGTCGAGGAGCAGCCAGTCGGATACCTTGCGAGCATCGACGGCCACTACGCCTGCGACCGATGCGGGTTGACGACACTTGACCTGATCGACATCAGGAAGACTGAGTCTGGAACGAAGTGGTTGGTAACGTGCGGCTGGTGGTGCCTGCACTCGTGGCTCGTCGACCCGATCCCCGGCCTTCTCGACAAGGAAGACCGCAAGCAGGACGTCTTCCGGATGCGTGGCGGACGATACGACGGAAAGAGCTTCGACGAGATCGCTGCGGCTGACGCTCGCTGGTACATCGAGTCGCTCGTGACAGTCTCGAAGAGGACAGTCGTCTCGGACGCCGCGAAAAAATGGCTTGACACTCACTGATTAGTACGGACACTATCGCCTCCCTCGAACGCAAAAGGATTTGCAATGCCCAAGCCCATGTCAGGCGTCGTTGACGCGTTGAATTCTGGACTCCGGAATCACTGGACCCAGATTCTGCTTTACGAGTCGCAGGCCGCACATCTCGCACGCTGGGGATACAAGAAGCTTGGAGTCGAGTTTCTTGCCTACGCCGAGGAAGAGCGAGAACACGCTCGCAAGGTTGTTCAGCGTCTTGAGTTCTTCGACGCTCAGCCGACCTACGAATTCGAGCAGCCAATTTGGCCTCGACACGACTTTGAGGGGATTCTCGAAGTCAACTACACGCTCGACCAGACCGCTGCCAATGCTGAAAGGTCTGGATACATTCTCTGCGTTGAGCTTGGCGATGCCGAGACGGCGACGATCTTCGCCGATCTCCTGAGAGGCAGCGAGAACGGCATGGCTGAGATCGAGGCCACTCGTCTCGTGATCGACCAGATCGGACTCGACAACTATCTGGCGAACCAGACGTGATCCCAATGGCATCGCAGAAGATCATCCAGAGCGACTGCCTAGACGGGCTTCGGACTCTTGCCGACGGCAGCGTCCATTGCTGCGTGACGTCTCCTCCCTACTGGGGACTAAGAGACTACGGACACGACGGGCAGATCGGCCTCGAAGCCACTCCCGAAGCGTATGTCGAGCGGCTCGTGGAAGTCTTCCGCGAGGTGCGTCGAGTGTTGCGAGACGACGGGACTTGCTGGCTGAACTTGGGGGACTCGTACAACAACGCCGGGTCGTCGAAGAACGGGACAGGACTTGACGGCAATATGCGAGGCGGAGCGACAGGTGCTGACGGAGAGTGCGGATACAAGAAGCGAGACTTGCGACACGCCCTGAAAAGCAGCGGCATCAAGCACAAAGACCTCGTAGGCATCCCGTGGCGAGTCGCTTTCGCGTTGCAGGCTGAGGGCTGGTATCTCCGTCAGGACATCATCTGGCACAAGCCAAACCCGATGCCGGAGAGCGTGCGAGACCGATGCACGAAGGCTCACGAGTACGTGTTTCTGCTCACTAAGAGTGGCCGGTATTTCTACGATTCTGAGGCTGTTGCTGAGCCTTCAAAAACCGCTGGCTCAACGAAGAGGTTCTCATCGTCGAGGTGCGTTGCTTCTGGTCGCACGGCGACGGGGCTGGAAGCAACGGGAGAGCCTATGACGGTCGCGTCAACCAGAAACCGACGCTCTGTCTGGACGATCGCAGCACGATCGTACAAAGGCGCACACTTCGCCACGATGCCTCCGCAGCTTGCAGAGACGTGCCTGCGGGCTGGCACGAGCGAGGCTGGCTGTTGCTCTCTGTGCGGCACGCCTCACGAGCGTGTCGTCGATCGCAAGCGAGTCGCGACTCGTCCCGGCACAGACACGAAAGTCACTGGCGACAAGATGACCGACGGCAACCGCGACCCGGAGAGGCACGTCACGACCACCACCACGACCGGCTGGCGTCCTACGTGTAGCTGCAACGCGTCAGTGTCGCCATGCACTGTACTCGATCCATTCGGCGGCTCAGGGACGACTCTGGCTGTCGCTGCCGAGCTTGGCCTGAACGGCATCGGATTCGAGCTAAATCCTGAATACATCGACTTGGCTAACGAACGAATCAACAAGTCTCGACAGAGGGTTCCTCTCTTCTCATGAAATTCTCCGACTGGCTTTGGGAATTAATCGACAACTCAGCCTACGTGATGACTATCGCGGCGTGCCTGCTTGTCAGCTTCGCCTGTATCTCTGTCCCGTACCTCCAGTACAGGACGCTCCAAGAAATTCATCGGATCGCCATATCCGTCAGGTGCTGCCACGCATCAGCACCATTGGTCGCTAAGCCGTGAGTGGCGACACAACTGCGGCAGTCGAGGCTTGCGTTTAACTCCTGTCTCTTTCCGCGAGTGACTCGACCGTCTGCCTCACGTCACGAGGCCAACACACATGATCGAAGACCTTGCAGAACTCAACCCAGACGCCCTGCTCGCCGACGGTCTCGAAAAGGCTTTCGTCGGCTACACAGTCAATCACCATCACGCTCACGTAGCCGTATACGACATCCGGAAGTGCATCGACATTCTTGTCGAGCGTGATGGCATGACGCACGAGGGGGCGGAAGAGTTCTTGTCGTTTAACACGCTTGGTTGTTACGTGGGGCCGAATGGGCCGCTTTACGTGAGGTTCACGAAGTGAACATCGACTACGGAAAGTCGTGGCCTGAAAAAAGGTCGCAGCGACTGGCGATCGACGGACACAAGTGTCAGACGTGCCTCCACGACGGATCGGAATGGCGGCTCGAAGTGCATCACAAAACATACGAAAGACTTGGCAGCGAGGAAGTTGTTGGCGATCTGATCACGCTTTGTTCGCAGTGTCACGAAGCAATTACCAGCGTCATTCGCAGTAGGCGATACGCGGGTAGGCCGGTGTCGATTGGTGTTGTTTCTAGTACCCCTCAGCAACGTAAGGATTCTCATCATGGCTTGGAAATCGCTTCTTTTTCGCCTGACTGGCGACGCCCCCCTCTTGATGCACAACGGAGAACTCGCAAACCCTTTGAGCGTTCACTCAAAACAGATGAAGCAGATCACGTCTAAGAAGAAGAAGACTGACGCTGATCACGAGAGGCTCGCCGAGATCGAGTTCAAGGCCAGCCTCTACATCGACGAGGACAGTGGTCCGGTCATCCCAGCACGCAACGTCGAGGCCTCCATCTACGAAGCCGCCAAGGTCACGAAGGAAGGCAAGCTCGCGAAGTCTGTCTGCTTCGTCAAGAAGAACGCCGTGCTTCAATATGAAGGCCCGAGGGACGCCGACTCGCTCTGGCAGGAGGAGTCCTTCCGGTGTTGTGCTGGCGTGAAGGTGGGCCAGAGCAGAGTGATGCGAACTCGACCGATCTTCAAGGACTGGTCGACGGTGATCGAGGTTCAGTTTGAGGACTCGGTCATCAACTCGTCTCAGGTCATTCAGTGGGTCGAGACTGCCGGAACGCGAGTCGGGTTCGGCGATTGGCGTCCGCAGAACGGTCGATTCACGGCTGAGGTAATCAAAAAGGCGTCTCAGGCTCCGACGAATCGGGAGACTGTTGAAGCGACTTGAGTCTTGGTCTGGCGCGGCGGGACTCGGCAGTGCCCGGCAAGGTGCGGCTTGGCCCGTTAAGGAAACCACCGATCGGTTGGCGATGACTTGGCTTCGATGCCAAGCGGTGGGATGGAATTAAATCTTCTTGGGGTCCGGTAAGGCATGGCAAGTTCTGGTGAGGCTTGGCCTGTTGGGGCTGGGCTAACAAACCACCGATCGGCTGGCGATCTCTTGGCTTCGATGCCAAGCGGTGGGATGCGGCGAAAGTCGCTCGTGGCGAGGCGCGGTCAGGCTGGTCGCGGCAGGGCACGGCAAGGCGAGGTTGGAATCTGTAACCACCGATCGGCTGGCGATCTCTTGGCTTCGATGCCAAGCGGTGGGATGTGACGCGAGCGTGTTTAGGCGCGGCACGGTTGGGCTTGGCCTGGCGCGGCAGAGCGTGGCTTAGCACGGCGAGGCATGGCAGCAACACCTCTCGGCGAGATTCGCAAGAACTCGCCGGGAGGCTTTTGAAAGAACAAGAAAGTTCCTGAAATGACGGTTCGACATTTAGCCAAAAAACACGTCAGTTACAGCGACCTCCTCGCCGACGGCGAGAACCCGTTTTCGTCGAACCGCGTCACCGGCCACTCGCTGAATTTCCCGATCGTCAACACATGCACGCCGTCGATCGTATGTGCCGAGACGTGCTACTTCGCCAAAGGGCCGTCGACATGGACTGCCTCGCTCAAGAAGCAAAGCAGGCTTCTGAACTCCGTGAAGGCCTCGCCGACGCACATGGCTGTGATCATTGCCGACTGGACTCGTCGACTGAAGCGCGACTTCGTTCGCTGGAACGGCGGAGGAGACTTGTTCGCCGAGAGCGTGGACTGCATAAACCGGGCCGCTCCCCTGATGCCAGAAGTCCCGCAATGGATCGTAAGCAGGAAGCCCAAGCTGGCGGCGGCGATCGAGCCTGCCTCGAACGTCTACGTGCATCTCTCTGTAGACAGGTCTTCGTGGGATCGGCTCGAAGAGATGCAGAGGCTGGCCCCGGCCGGGCTGCAATGGTTCTGGTCTTACCAGTGCGACAAGGGCGAGACTCCGCCAGACCCGTTCGTGGCTCCTGTGATCTTCCGCGACGGCTACGACCCCAAGGGCGGAGAATTGTACGGAAACGATTGCCCGCTCAATGCAAGCGACGACATCGCAGGCGTCTGCGGCACTTGCCGCCGTTGCTTTAACGGCTGGGCGATCGCTGGAGCGAAAGAATGTCTCCCATTTCTACGCGGGCGGTGGGAGAAGTAGGACGTCTTCTCGCCTCGGCTGAGATGCTGATCAACGGCATTTCTCCGTCTAGGCCAGAGGATGACCACGGGTACGACATCGTAAGCGTTTTCGGATCGAGGGTGTGTCGGGTTCAGGTCAAGAGCGTCTACGAGCAGATGGCATCTCCAAAGTCAGGGTCGTACAAGTTCAATGTCAGGCGGGCGAAGAACAAGCAACGCAAAGAGATGTACGCAGAAGACGAAATCGACGCGTTTGTGTTCGTCAGTGTCGCAACGAGAGCCTTTTGGGTAATGCCCGTGAGTGAGATCAACCTGTCGTCGCACAAGGTCTCTCTTAGCCCCACATCGCCGTGGCACGAAGCGTGGCACGTCCTGAAATGACGCTTGAATCCACCATCACAAAGTCGATCGTGGCTCTGGCGAAGGCCAAGGGATGGTGGACGTTCAAGATCGCTGGCGGGCCGATGCAGATGGCTGGAGTTCCAGACTTGTTGACTGTGAAGCACGGCAGGGCCGTGTTCATGGAGGTGAAGCGTCCGGGCCAGAAGCCGAGGCCGCTTCAGGTGCAAAGGATGAAAGAGATACGCGAGATCGGCGGAGCCGTCGCGGAAGTGGTCACGAGCAAGGCTGAGGCAGAAAGGATTCTCGATGCGAACGACTCTTGAGTGGTACGAAGCGGCTATGGCTTCAGACGTTGGTCGCATGAGGCATTTGGCGTCGATCAAGGCCGGTCGAAAGGATGCCTACGGCTTCGACGGATTGGGCTGGTCGGAACACATCGAAGGCGCGTGCGGTGAGATGGCACTTGCTAAATGCCTTGGCATCTACTGGGACGGCAGCGTTGACTCGTTTAAGGCCAATGATCTGCCGGGAATTCAGATCAAGACTCGCAGTCGAGATGACTACGAGTTGATTGTCAGGCCCGGAGACTCCAGAGAAGCCGCCTATGTTTTAGTTACTGGCAAGTGTCCTACTTACGAAATTCGTGGCTGGATTGCTGGTCGAGACGCAATGAAAGAAGAGTGGCTTAGGGACTACGGCGGTAGGCCTCCAGCGTACTTCGTCCCTCAAGATGCTCTTAAGCCGCTGTCTTCCCTGAAAGCGGGTGCCAAATGGGATCAATAACAACACGTGAGACTTGGCCCCCAAAGCCGTCCAGCAAACCACCCAGACAGTGGGAATGGCAGATCGTTGACGGCGTAAAAAAACTTGTTCCGACGCAGAAAAAACCACTTGACGTTAGTACGGAAGCGATTACCCTATGCGAGCCTTCACCACGACGGTCAGGCAACTGAGCCTCCTCGATGCCGAGTGCATCATCACGAGGCTCACGTGGCCGAATTCAGAGTTTCACGACGAGGTCAAGGAAAAGACTTCAACGACTCCGATTGCGATCGTCAGGAATTATGAGGAGCGAGTGGCGGCATGGACGGCGACGCACTACTGGCGAGGGATGCAGACCTTGGAGGGGTACACATCCCCCACCTGTCGTCGTCGAGGGCTTGCTCGTGCGGCAGCGAGCCTGCTCATAGCCGACGGCTATATCGATCCACGCGAGACACTGGCAGTCTTCTCACCGCAGTGCGTTTCGATTGCGACTGCGTTGGGTTGTCGAGACGTTCGTTTGTTTGAGCGTCAGGGTAAGGAGTGGGTTCAGAACTCGTAGAAGCCAAGGAGGGCTTATGTTTTTCTTGATGTTGATTGCGTTGATGGGTGGCGACTGTAGCACACTGAGCGAGTCCGAGTCTGCGGTCATCGCCGAGACGAATCAGGCACGAGTTCAGGCTGGTCTTCCTGAGCTTGTGATTGATTGTCGGCTCATGGGCCGCGCTCGTCATCACGCCAACCGGATGGCGAGCGAGGGTTTCTTTGCACACTCGTCTGGGGCGGCGACTGAAAACATCGCGGTGGGCCAGCCTCACGCGGTTGCTGTCGTCCGCACGTGGATGAACAGTCCCGGTCATCGTGCCAACATTCTTTCGCGACGAAACGGTCGCATTGGGGTGGCTGGCGTCGTTGGCCGCGACGGGAAAATTTACTGGGTGCAGCAGTTTGCACCTTGATCGTCCCCTCCGGTGGTCCCGCCGTCGGCTCGTCGGGTAGGCGAGTCGGCGGTGGGCCACTCTGGAAAGCACACAAATGATCTTTTCTTTTTTCAGGAGGCTGATTCGTGGAGCGGGAAACGAGGATCAGGTACATCAGGAGGCGTCTCAACCTGACGCCGCAGGGCGCGACGAGGCTGCTCGACTACCTCACGTCGCACTGGACATCGGAGAAGGTTTCGGACATTGCGAAGCATCTCAAACTGTCAGTGACAACAGTTTGGAGCATAGCTCGCAAGATCGAGCTAGGCCCAAGACCAGAAAGAGCATCGCACCCCGCGCCAAGCCTAGAAGAGATCAAGCGGCTGTCCAAAGAGATAAGAAAGACTTGGAGCCGAGAGGAGCGAGCAAAAAGAGACCTTCGCGGAAGAAGCGAAGCGGGTAGGGTTCGTCAGGCTGTCAGTCTGGGCATCGAAGCACCTTCATTTTCAAGGACGTGGCTATGAATGGCGTAGAGTATTGGCTCACAGAACCTGTGATGAGCGGCATTGGACGTCTTGAGAGCAAGTCACTTGCTGTGGACGTTGGTGCTAACGTCGGCACGTGGTCAGTACCTCTGTGCCAGATGTTCGACGAGGTCGTGGCGTTCGAGCCTGACGAGCGAAACTTCTCGCAGATTCCGACGATCGAGAATCTGACTGTCGTCAAGGCTGCGGTGTCCGACGTCACTGGCGAGTGTCCGTTCTTCATCCGGTCGACCTCCGGACACAACTCTATCCTCGAAGTTCATCCGATCGGCGGAGATGGTATGTCTCCCGTGCCCGTTGTCGAGGAGAAGGCGGTGCCGTGCTTCTCGCTCGATGACGCGTGCGGTGATGGTGCTGACTTCGTCAAGATCGACATCGAGGGCGGTGAGGTTCTTGCTCTTGAGGGGATCGTTGACGTGCTGAAGTGGGCTCGCACTTTTTTTGTCGTCGAGTGCCACGACACTTTCAGTGACGTCGAGAGAGAGCTTGCTCGGCTTGGAAAGCGAGTGACACGGATTCCGCACCCGCTCGTTGCTCACCCCGGTCACTGTTGGGCAATTGGCGAATGATCCTAATCTCGCAGTCCTACACTCCGGCGTCTGAACATCGAAACAAAGAGCTTCTTGGAGTAAGGCTGCACAACGAGACATCGGGGATGTTCGATTGCGTCGAGTACCTCGAAGCTGGCGATCGGACGATCTCGTTCAACGAACTGCACGAGCATTGCATAACGAAGCATCGCGGCAAGTGGTGTGTGATCGCAAACAGCGACATCACGTTCAATACGACGGCCTATATGCTGAGAGGCCTGAAGAGGGCTGGCAGGATCGTTGCGTTGACTCGATGGGATGATCACTGCGGCCCACGTTTTATGGGGCGGCAGCACGAGGGCAAATTCTTCAGCGGCTCGCAAGACTCATGGGCCTTTCTGGCAGGCTCACTGCCCCCCTTGACGATTGACATACCGCTCGCCGTCACAGGCTGCGATCAATTGATCGTGGGTTGGGCGTGCAAGGCAGGCGTCGAGGTGATCGACCCTGCCATCACGATCAAAACGAACCATATTCACAAGCTGGACGACAGGCCAAGTGACAGACCGGCCGCTTGTGGATTCTTCGGATATCCGCACCTAACGACGATGGCAACAAGCGGAGCGGTTCTTTGTCACGAGTGGCCTCGCGATGACGGCGAATGGAAATACGAATGGCAACTATATCGCTGCGCGAAATAGAGCAGCACCACCCAGACCTGTTACTGCCACCGGACGAAGAGTTCGAGAACTACTACGGCGAGTTTTCTGACGTCGGGCTTCAGAAGGCCAAGTCTCTCAGGGTCGCGTTCGTGGCTATCTGCCGCAACGCGATGCCATTCCTGCCGCTGACGATGCAGTACGTGAGGGCTGCGGGCGAGTGCTTTGGGGACTACAAGGTCTTCGTCTACGAGAACGACTCGACGGACGGGACGAAGGATTTCCTGTCGCAGTGGTCAGATGGCTCACGCACGTTTTGCTCGCTGCAAAATAACGGCAGGCCGCACTTGAACTCGACGAAGCACGAGTCGAGAACGATCGCGTTGGCAGAGTACCGCAACACGTGCCGCAAGTGGGTAGACGGCGAGTCGATGGACTTCGACTACGTGATCGTGTTCGATACGGACCCGTGGGGCGGGTTTAGTGTCGGAGGCATCCTGAACACGATCGGCCGTATGGAGCAGGAATGCCATCTTCGGACGTCAGCAATGGCGAGCTACTCGTGGTGTGAGTGGGGTCCGCCGGTCTGGACCCGGCCGACGCTCTGCCAGTACGACGCGTGGGCCTGCCGCTGGACGGGATGGAAAGAGCGAAATGACATGGTCTGGTTTCATCTCTGGCATCCGCCAGTGGGTTCCCCACCAGTGCAGATGAACTCTGCTTTCGGGCAACTCGCCGTCTATCGCGAAGACGCCTACCTTCGCGGTGTCTACAGGGGCGGCGACTGCGAACACGTGTCTTTTCACCAGTCTATGGGGGGCGATCTCTACCTGAACCCGTCAATGCGATGCGTTTCTTTCTGGATTCCGGAGGGGGCAAGGATGCCCAATGGCTCGATCGACGACGATAATCTGCACGACGACCTTCACGGCGATGTGGATCGCGGGGACGCCGACCCGAATCATTTCGCAGACCCTGAAGATATCGGCTGACCGCTGCGACGCGACTCGTAAGCAGCTTGGCCTCGCACGACGCGAGTCTTGGCACGGCTCGAAGACCGGCCACCGCAAGGCCTACCTACCCAGCGAAGCTGAGATACGGCAGAAGTGCCTTGAGTTTCAGGCCGGTTGGTCCGAGGAGGAACGCGATCGTCGTCGAGTTGGGGGTGTCGCGAAGCACGTCCCCTACGAGGCTCCAGTCATTCCAGAGAGCCTGTTTCGTTTCGCTGGCGAGGACGAGTCTGGTCAGCAGACCTTTCTTGAAGGCCTCATAGACACTTCCGGGTGATCAACGTCGCTTGCTAGTCTGGAAGTGTATGGCCCAGTTCCACGTGTACGCGATTTTGTTTCTTGCCGCAACAAGCGAGCAAGAGAAGGCTCAGGTCTTCGGAGAAGCTGTCGAGTGGATCGAGGGAGCGGCCGGGACGACGATCGAAAAAGGCCTTAAAGGCCGCATTTTTGCGATTCTTTGCACCCGAGAGGGTGAGGATTTTCTCCGCTGGGTATCAGGGCATGACACTGAAGACGTCCACACTTGAGGGGGTTCTTTCCGGGATGCTGATCTCGGATCGACTCTGGCTCAAGTCCATCTACGAGTCAACGCGAGACGTCGTCAAGGCGGACGGTCTCGTCGGGAGCCCCGCGATCGTCAAGCTCGCCGACTGGCTCGAAATCCACCAATCCATCAAGAAGTTCATTTGGTATGGCATGAGGACGGTCTGCCCAAATCTCTATGGGGAGCTTCTCACAGTCATCGATCGCGAGATCATCGCAGCCGTGCTTCCGCACTACGGGGGCGAGGTTACTCCGGAAGTCCGAAGGAGGCTCGTTTCGGTCCTCGATCGAGTCGCGTGGGCTGGCCTTGGAGGTGACGAGTAATGCTTGCCGAATCTGCCATCACTGCCGCGAATGATGCTCCGGGCCTCGCCGAGAAGGTAAAGGCCTATATCTTGCACGCCAAAACGCTCTCCAAGGACGGCATCAGCGTTGCCGACTTTGCCGAATTGGCGACTTCTCTCCTGAGACTTGTCGTTTCGGCACTCGACTCGATCCCGGCCGAGGGCGAGCAAAAGAAAATCTGGGCTGTGGCTGCTGTCGCAACGCTGTTTGACGCTGTGGCCGACAAGTGTGTGCCAGTTTACTTCGCGCCTTTTTGGCTTGTTTCACGGCCGACGTTTCGGGCGATCGTCCTGCTCGCGGCAGGCGGCGTGATCGAGTCTCTCCTACCCATCGTGAGGGCTTCCAAGTGATATTTCTGCTCATTATCGCCGCCGCCGTAGCTCTCCTCGTGTGGCCTGACGCGAAGCCATCCGCCTCCGTGAAGCCGACCTCGCTGCCGTCGATCGACGTCCCTGCACTGCCGCAGCCTCCCAAGGCTCCAAGCTATCGCAGCGCAATCGAGAGCCTCGCATCCGTTCGCAGTCGTCTTATTTCGACCGAGACTCTCGACGACAAGGCAAAGGCGGCGATCAACGAACTCACTTTGTGTCTCGTGGCTGGGAGCGACAAGGAATGAAGACTCTCCATCGACAGATTGCAGCCGGGTGCCTGCTGGCACTTGGCCTGCTGCTATGGGCTTTCTCTAGTGGCGTAAATGACACTACTCCGGGGCCGGTGCCACCCGACGGGCTCGTCCTTCGTGGACTTTTCATCGGCCCAAACGCCGGTTCCGACGCCCAAATGCTGTCGGCTCTCACTGGAGAGATCGGGGAAATCATCGCCTACGACGGGACTCTCGCAAGTCCTCGACTCAAGACCGGCGTCGCTTTTGATGATCTCAGGGTCGCCGCCCGCGAGGCTCGTCTTCGTGGCGAGAGCCTTGGTGACCGTCAGCCGAAGGTCAGGGACGCGATTCGCGTGTACCTCAACGAGACCGTCGGCGACAACGGCGGACCTGTGACTCCTGCGGATCGAGCTAAGTGGGTCGCCGCGATGAGAGACATATCAAGGGCTTGTGCCGATGCCGCGAAGTAGACTCACAATCTCTGCTCTCGTCACGGTGATCGTCGCGTCGTTCATCGGCGCGCTCGTTCAACTGGCGACGTTTCGCCTTGCTGACCACATTGGCAACAACTTCGGATACAAGCCAAATCCGGCTGGCCTGAAGGAGTTCCTCGGCGAACTCAAGGAGCCGACGTTCGCTCAGGCTGGTTCTGACGCCGTGAAGAATGCGAAGGGAAAGGACGTGTACCTTTTTCGGTACGCTGATCAGGCTCATCGCAAGGTCTATGGAACGCCGTTCGAGGCTTGGAATCAGGGCAACGCTGGCACGTGCGTGAGCTTTGGGTGGGGGCTTGGAGCGTACATAGGCCAATGCGTCGATCATGCGACAGGTGTGCTTCCTAATCCACCGCTCGAAGTCGACACTTCCGGAATTTATGGAGGCAGTCGAACGGCCGGAAGAATGCCTCCTGTGACCAACGCAGGATTTTCAGATGGGAGCTACGGTGCTGCCGCTGCCCGCTGGGTGTCTGGCAGATGCAAGACTCCGGGCATCGGAGGAATTCTTTACAGGCAGAAGTACGGAAGCGTAGACCTCACCAACTACTCCATCCCGCGTTCTCGCGAGTGGGGTGCTTACGGAGTGCCTCTCGATCTCGCGAAGGAGGCGAACAGACACACCGCACGAGCCGTGGCCCAAGTGTCAACTTGGGAGGAATTGAGTTCGGCCTTGGAGAGCGGCTTCTGTGTGCCGATATGCTCGAACGTCGGCTTTGGCGCGACAAATGTGCGTGACGAAGACGGCTTCCTTCCTAGAGGCTCTGCCCCTTGGGGTCACTGTATGCTTCTGGCGGCGATCCGCCACGCTGCCAACTCTTCAGAGAATGGCATGAAGCGTCCTCGTGATGGTGCTTTATGTATCAATTCGTGGGGACCGAGAAGCTGCTCAGGCCCAAAACTTCCCTCCGATCAGCCAGATGGGTCTTTCTGGATTGAACGCAAGGACGTCGAGGCGATCCTTGCCCAAGGCGACTCTTTTGCGATCGGCGGTGTCAACGGATTCGCGTATCGAGACTTGGATCATGGCGGCTGGCTGCAACCGGGGAACAACAATGAGAGTAAGTGACCGCAATATCGTGATCGCTGGTCTTGTTTGCCTCGCCGTGGGTTGGTGGTTGGCGTCATCGCCAGCTTCTCCCATCAAGCCCGACAACGCTCGGCCGGATCGTCCCGTTCTCAAGCTCATCGCACGAGTTGCGAAAGGCTTCCTCTGGGTGATGATGGTCGCCGAGAGGCCTCCTCAAGAGGCCAACATCGTTCACGCTCGTATCGATGCCGACGGGCATCAAGTCTTGAATCACGGTCAGGGGTGGTGAAGTGCGGAGAAGCATCTACGACATCAACAACCAAGCGTTTCGATTCCCCACGCCGTGGTGGGCGTGGGTGGTCGCATTCGTCGTCGCACCTCTCTCTCTGTTCGTAGCCGCTGCGTGGTGTCTTGACGTTCAGCGGCAGCACGTGGAGGTGTCGAAATGAACTCACTCTGGTCTTGGATCGCCGCGATACTGACTTCTCTGTCTTCGGACCCTCACGCAATGGACGTCGAGGCTCCAAAGGCTGCTGCCGCCGTCTCTGTCGCATACGCCTCCTTCGCGACGAAGGAGTGAATTCATGTCCTACGACCAGAAACCGGGTAGCCTCCCGATCTCATTCGTTCGTGGCGACACGCTCTCGGCTCTGGTCGATTTCAGCAACGATCTCACTGGCTACTCGTTCGTCGGCTCTCTCATCTCCGTTGTCACTGGGCTTGAAGTCGTTCCGTTGACGATATCCGTCGTTTCGGCGGCGAACGGACAGGTCAACGTGTCTCTGACTTCGCAGCAGACGGCTTCGCTGCCTCGCGGCACTTATGGCTGGCGATTCGTCTGGACTCAGGGGGCTGTGGTACGCACCGCTCTCACTGGCTACGTGGAGGCTCTCTGATGCCACCAATCAACGCCAGTGTCACGAATCAGCAGATCACTGCGAGCGTTGGTGAGACGCAGATTGACGTGACAGTCACTGGTGGTGTAGGGCCGACTGGTCCGCAAGGCCCGGCTGGCGTCAGCTATACACTCCCCAACGCCACGACATCGACACTAGGCGGTGTGATTGTCGGATCGGGCTTGAGCGTTTCGAGCGGCACGGTCTCTGCAAACGTGACCAGCGTGGCCGGTCGCACGGGTGCGGTGACGATTGCAGCGGCTGATGTTTCGGGACTTGGTTCGCTCGCTACGCAGTCAAGCTTGGCCTACTCTTCGCTCACTGGCAAGCCAACGACGCTCTCAGGCTATGGGATCACGGACGCCGTTGGTTCGTCGGACTCTCGTCTGACAAACTCACGAGAGTGGTCTGCCTCCACTGCGAGCCAGTCTGAGGCTGAAACAGGCACTTCAACCAGCCGCCTCGCGTTTACTCCGCAGAGAATCTTCCAAGCGATCGCAGCGTGGTGGGCAGCATCTTCGTCGAAAACAAAGCTAGACGGGATCGCCACTGGAGCGACGGCCAACTCTTCCGACGCGACCTTGCTTTCAAGAGCGAACCACACAGGAACTCAATCTGCGGGGACGATTACGGGACTCGCCACAGTCGCCACGAGCGGTGCTTACTCCGACTTGTCTGGTCGGCCGACTCTTGACTTCGCAGCTTCCAGCCATTCGCACGAGATATCGTCTGTGAATGGGCTCCAGACTGCGCTCGACGGAAAGCAGGCGACAGGCAGCTACGCGACTCTCGTAGGCGGCACAGTGCCCTCATCGCAGCTTCCGAGCTACGTTGACGATGTGCTTGAGTTCGCCTCCGTCGGAAACTTCCCGGCGACAGGCGAGAGCGGGAAGATTTTCGTCGCAACATCGAGTGGCAAGGTCTACAGATGGTCGGGCTCTGCCTACGTTGAGATCAGCCCATCTCCCGGATCAACGGACAGCGTCCCAGAGGGGAGCGTCAACCTCTACCATACGACAGCTAGGGCGGCTGCTGCTGCACCCGTGCAGACAGTGTCCGGGAAGACTGGGTCGGTGATTCTGAGCAGCAGCGATGTAGGACTTGGAAACGTCGATAACACGAGCGACGTTAACAAGCCAATCAGCACAGCCACGCAAACGGCTATTAACGGAAAGGCGTCGGCCAGCCACGCCCACGGCAACCTGACAAACGCTGGAGCAATTGGCACAACCAGCGGTCAGATTGTCGTGACCACGACCGGCGGTGTCGTTACGGCGGCGTCGAGCATTTCTTCGAGTGCGGTGAGCGGCCTCGCAACAGTTGCTACGAGCGGCTCATACGCGGACCTCTCGAACAAGCCCGCAACCTTCACTCCGTCCAGCCACACCCACACCGCCTCCGCGATCACAGATTTTAGTTCGGCGGTGGACGCCAAGCTGACAACGCAGACCGCCAACGTGTCGTTTGCCGGAATAACGATGTATGACGGCCCCGGCAGCGGCGGCGGAATGTTTATCGGGTATCAGCAAATCCTCGGAATTGCATCGCTAAGTTTCAACAGCGGCGGAACCCAAACAACCGCATGGACCGGCTCTATCGCGATCTCTGGCGTGACTGGTTTGCAGGCCGCGCTCGACGGCAAGCAAGCGTCCGGAAACTACGCAACTCTGGTCGGCGGGACCGTACCCTCATCGCAGCTTCCAAGTTATGTCGACGACGTGCTTGAGTTCGCCTCCGTCGGAGCCTTCCCTGCGACTGGCGAGAGCGGAAAGATTTTCGTCGCCACCGGGACGGGGAAAATCTATCGCTGGTCGGGTTCGACTTATATCGAGATCAGCCCATCTCCCGGATCGACGGACAGCATCTCGGAGGGGAGTGTCAACCTCTACCACACAACCGCCAGAGCGGCGGCAGCGGCACCTGTACAGTCGGTTGCAGGGCGAACTGGTGCGGTCACGATCGCGGCGGCAGATGTGTCTGGTTTGGGTTCGCTGGCAACTCAGTCGAGCGTTTCCTATTCAGCCTTGACAGACAAGCCCGCAACCTTCGCGCCGTCGTCGCACACGCACACGGCGTCAGCGATTACAGATTTCGACAGTGCCGTTGCGTCTGCATCCCCGGCCGAAGTTTTGGAATACACTACATCGGCCAGTTTTCCCGCCACCGGATCAACCGGAAAAATTTACGTCGCCACCGACTCGTCTCGCGCGTATCGGTGGACGGGCGCGGCATACGCGGAGGTTGGCCCTGCCGGTGCGTATCTGCCAACGCACACGCACGCGGCGAGCGACATTGTGAGCGGGACGCTCGCATCGGCCCGACTTCCGTCGGCCACGACCTCAACCGCCGGTGCCGTCACCGTTGGCACAGGACTCGCCGTGTCAAGCGGCACGATCTCGGCGGAAGTGATCGGCCGATACTTGCCGGGCTATGACGGCATCGCGGATGCGGACGACTGGGCATCTCGCGTCGCGACAGCGGGCGGCAGTGTCTCTACCGACACGATGACGGCCGTTTATAAGTTTTGTATTTCGATTGCCGCCGCTGGAGTCCGCGATCGGTTCTACAGGCTGAACCTGTTCTGCGGCTCCAACCTCACGACGGCCCTCGTGCCGCTCTATCGCGGGCTGTCGCGATCAGGAACGCAATACGGAAACACAACGGACACGAACTACAACTTTCTCTCCGGCGACTATTCCGAGTCGACCGGCCTGATCGGCAACGGATCAAACAAATACCTTGACACCGGCTTCAACGTATCGACGCTGACGCTTGCGAGTCGGCACCTGTCGTTTTACGAAAACCAGAAAGCGACGGTGCAGTGGTCGACGCCGATCGGCGTGACTGGAACGAGTTACTACTTCCGCTACGACTGGGAAACAGCGAGTGGTGCGACCTACGGCACGTACGGTGCTTATCTCGACAGCAGTGCTGCGTCTTCGTGCAAGGATGCATATTACGCTCAAGCCGGAGCGCATTTTATCGCAACGAATACTGCGGCTCTACTCTGGAATATGTACAAGGGCGGATGGGACGTGAAGGGGGTCGTCTATGGCCTCTCAAACACGACCGCGAATCCGAGCGCGACGCTAACCGTGTTCTGTAATCGAAACGGTGCCAGCGGAACGAATCAGTTCTGGAACGGTCGGCTGGTCGCGTATTCGGTCGGCCTCGGCATGACGGGCGCGGCGGCGGTCGCCTATTCGGCTGCCTTGCAAGAGTTCAACAGATCGCTCGGGAGGGCAGCGTAATGCCATTCTCATTTCCAGCCTCACCGACAGTCGGTCAGCAATCCACACAGAACAGCCGCGTCTACCAGTGGACGGGATCGGCGTGGGAATTGGTTGCGTCGGCCACGACGTTTGATGCCGGGAATCTTACAGGAACAGTGGCAACCGCACGCTTGCCTGCGAGCGGAGTGACCGCCGGAACCTACACGAGCGTGACCGTAGACGCGACCGGCCGCGTGACGGCTGGCAGTTCGCCCGCCGTGGCCTACTCGTCCCTAACTGGTACGCCCGCGACTTTCGCGCCTGCGGCGCACAGCCAAGCGTGGTCAACGATCACTTCCACGCCGACGACCCTGTTAGGGTACGGAATTACGGATGCGGCGAACGTCTCTCACACACATAGCGCAGCGGACATTACATCTGGCACCATCGACACGGACCGTCTCGGCACCGGCACGGCCTCGGCATCGACATACCTGCGCGGTGATCGGACGTGGGCCACGATCACCTCCTACAGCCTTCCAAACGCCACGGCCTCCACGCTGGGCGGCGTGATCGTCGGCACCGGACTGGGAGTCACCAGCGGCACTGTAAGCGTGTCGTATGGCACGACGAGCGGCACGGCGTGCGTGGGCAACGATTCGCGACTGTCGGATGCCCGCACAGCCACGGCGCATGCCAGCAGTCACGCCAGCGGCGGGAGTGATGCGATCAGCGTCGCGGCCTCCCAGATCACAAGCGGTAGCGTAGCCGTCGCCCGACTGCCAACCGTGCTAGAGCAGGTGGTCGCGGGCGGCAATACCAGCACTGCCGTCACGCTCTCGCTCTCCAGCGGTAGCGTGCAAACGTGGACGCTCAATAACAACTGCACGTTCACCATGCCCACCGCATCAGCCGGTGCGAGCCTGACGATTTTCCTCACGCAATCCGCGACGAACACCGCGACGTTCACGGCCGTGAAGTGGTCTGGAGGCACTGCCCCGACTATAACGGCCACGGCCAGCAAAATCGACGTGCTTGTGTTCGTTTCTGACGGCACCTACTGGTATGGGTCTGCGTTGCAGAATTTTTAATGCTCGCCGCAAAGGTCGGTTTCTATCGGGCGGTCGGACGCTACGCTTCGCTGCGGGCGGGACTGGTGGCTTTCTGGCCGCTCAATGAGATTGCCACCAGCGGCAACGTGTCGGCGACCGACGCGACCGGCAGAGGGAACACGCTGACGGCCAGCGGCTCGCCGGTCTATGCGAATGGAAAAGTCGGGGCGGCTCGGAATTTCGTTTCTTCGTCGTCGCAATATCTGTCTGCGACAAGCAGCAGCGATTTGCAGTTTGGAGACGGCAACTGGAGCCTAAGTCTGTGGGTCGCCAATTCATCGACCTACTCAGGCAGTTCTGCAATTTATCAACATGTGATCGGCAAGGATCAATCGTCTGGACGAGAGTTCGGGCTGAAAACGCAAATCAGCGGCACAGGAACCACGTGCGGATATACAGCGTCTGTTTTTCGCACGAACGGCTCAGAGCTGCAAATTCAGTTCCCGGGCTTTACCAACAAGGCAACTTTCACTGGCGCGTGGAATCATCTTGCGGTCGTGCATAACTCAGGAACAGTCACCGTTTACTACAACTATTCGCAAACGGCGACAGGTTCACGCGGCGCGACTGCATTCAACGCGACATCGACGCCTTTTTACCTCGGCCGACGTTCATACTCTGGCTATTTTGAAAACCTCGACGGTCAGATCGACGAAGTCGGCAAGTGGAATCGGGCGTTGACCGCCTCAGAAGTGCAAGCGATTTACAACAGCGGTCTGGGGTTGGACATCTACGCCGACACAGATCCTGTCATCCCGTCGATGTATCAAAGGGACGAAATCCTACAGCCGATGTACTCATGGAGTGATTGACTATGACAGCCCCTAACCTCAACAGCCCGACGCGAGTGGTGGGCAAGACCGCCCGCCTCGCCGCCACGACATCGAGTAGCGCGATCCTGTCGAACGGATCATCAAGCAACGCTTGCTTGCGAGTCGTTTCGCTTGTCGCCGCGAACGTCAACGGTAGCAACGCGGCCGACATCACTGTCACGATCTCGGACGGCTCAACATCTTACGCGATCGCCAACACGATCACGGTGCCTGCCGACGCGACTCTGATCGTGATCGGCAGGGAGAACATCGCCTATCTGCAAGAGGGATGGTCGATCTCGGGGCTCGCCTCGGCAAGCTCGTACATCGTGTTTACTGCCCACTATGAGGAGATCACATGATCGTCGGTGATCCATGCTGGCGAGATGCTGCGGGGGTCGCTCACGAATCGCTCCCTTGGCGGGTTCGTCTTCCCGACGGCAGCACACGCACCGATCCTTCGCAGTGGAGCGAAGACGCCGACATTCTCGCGGCCACCGGCTGGACGCGGTCCACGCTCACGCAGGACGACCTCGATCTGCTCTATCCGCCAGACCCGCCGCTGTCGTGGTTGGAGGCAGGCTATCAGACGGCCGAAGGGTGGCGGCTTGGCTGGCAGGCCGATGATGTGGCACTGCTCACTGGACTTTACGTCTTGGCGGCACGGGCCGCACAGTTGGGTGTCTCGCAGCCCTGCGTCGTGACTGATATGGCGGGCGAGCGGCATGCGCTGACGTTCTCGGCGTTTGAGGCTTTGATGCTCGCCTATGGTGCGGCACGAGCGGCGGCGTCCGCAGCGGAGGACGCATGAGGGGGCAAGGCGGATACATCGGCACCAACGCGACGCCTGCGGCGTCGGCGATCAACTCTGCGGCGAGCGGTATGTGGACGCTGCGAGAGGCGGAAAGTCTCAAGAGGGCTGGGACTTGGCCAAGTGCAGCTCCGGTTCTAGACATTGCCGGGTGCCAACTTTGGCTTGACGCTGCCGACGCCAGCACGATCTTTGACGCCACAATTGGCGGCTCGCTCGTCGCGGCGGATGGCGGCGTAGCGCGCTGGGAGGACAAGAGCGGCAACGCGCGGCACGTAACGCAATCAACCGCTGGCAATCGGCCAACAAGAAAAACAAATCAGCAAAACGGGCGAGACACGCTGCTGTTCGATGGCAGCAATGATTCGCTGGTCGGCGGAGACTATCTGGACGGCAATACAGGTAGCGTCACGGCATTTTGTGTGCTGAAGCGAAACGGAGTGAACGCGACTCACGAAATCATTGGTAAAGGAACC